ACTACTATGCGAAACATTAAAACTAGACGAAGGTGAACTTAACTTTATAGATTGCCCATTTCCGGACAGTGTTATGGTTATTTCAGAAGTCCAAGAATGCGTTCCGGTCCACGGATAATTTCCAGCTAAGTTAATGCCAGGAGCACTATCCGATGTCATGTACGTGGTGGCTGTTCCGTTTACAGCTGAAGGTCCAACTAACGCGCTTGGATTTGCGCTGCCGGGTACAGGAACGATAGCGAATGTGGCATCGGCTCGTAAAAAGTTAGTCGTTCCACCTCCACTAGCTGGCACATAACCAGGAGCGGTAGACGTAAATGTAGGAGGTACATCAAATGATGCGTCGGCTCGCAGAAATGTAGTTGTTCCGCCCCCGCTAGCGGGCGCATAGCCAGGAGCGATGGACGTAAACGTAGGCGGTAATGCGAATGAGCTATCCGCCCTAAGAAACGTAGTGATTCCACCCCCGCTAGCCGGTACGGCGCCGGATAGCGCGGATGTGAAAACATTCACCAGTGTCGTCAATTGGGCTGTTGTAATAGCGATAGGAGTAGCTGGACTACCGCTAACATTTCCCAATACTGTGTTATTTGGAATCGTAGCTGTTACAGTAGCCGGAGCCCATGTTCCATTTGCATAGAGAACATTCACAGAACCGCCGCCGCTAGCGGGCACGGTGCCTGATGTAGTGGCTGTAAATTGTGCTACGGCGGTTGCTATAACCTGTGGAGTCGGCGGATTAGCGAACGTGGCTCCTGTTACACCAACAGTATTTCTAACATCTGCATTCTGCAGATAACTGGTTATGAATCTACGAAACCAAGTAGCGCTCCATTGCTCCGGGATACTAGTTACGACTGGAGCGCTGATGCCGGACTTTACTTTCAAAAAAGTAGTCATCAGTACTTACCGCCAGAAATCTCAGCTTGGATATCGACAAAAAATACAGGTGTAGCATCTGTAATACGAAACCTAAACGCTAGATCCCTGCCCTGGCCAAGATTCCACCATATAGCGCGAGCTAACGTATCTCCTTCTACTCCCAAGTTCTGGGGATCGGAGAACGATTCAAAAGACAAAGCGGCGTCATAGGATACAAACAGATCGCATATAGGAGCATAAGTGGCGGAAATAGATTTGCCAGCCGTAACAATTAACTCCACTCTTCTGCAAGTTAACCGGTTATGCCTATCATATAGAGACTGAGTTGTAAATTCACAAATCTGTTCATTTCCAAACTCTGTGAATACCATAGGATCCAGAATGCCAACCTGACTCGATTGTAGATCACCTATAAGCTGACCTCCTGCACCGTTGTGGTAGCATAGTGCTCGCCACATACCGAGAGGTAGACCATTAGATCCGATGGATTCCAACTCAAACCATTTTTGTGTCAAACAATCATAGCAAAGCGAGCGACCCTGAGTACCCTCAGGTGATATCGCGTTGGGAAGCATTAGAATCCAAAGCGGGTGACCGCCAACTGTGGGTGTCAATGCATAGCAATTAGTTAAGTTGCCTGCGTTGCCGTTAGTAGACGCGACAGCTTGAAGAATTTGTTCAATACCGCTATTCGATACTCGTTGGGGCGTTTGGCCATTTCTACGCCGCACGGTCAAATCATTAGCTAACCAAAAAACTGATTGATCTTGGAGCGCTATGGAGTAGGCGGCTAACGGGTGGCATCCAATCTGCATATAGCTGTCTGGAGCGCTAGAGAAGGGTGTACCGGTAGGATTTCCTGCATTCACGTAACCTTCCGTAGTGCGAGATCCAAACAGCACTATTTCGCGATGATCTATTGTACCGCCTATAAACAAATCTGTTCCAAATTCCCTACCAAACGAAGCCGCTGTTGTGAATGTTATCTGTCCATTGCCTGATATCTGTCGTCCATCATCGTTAAAGAACGTAGTGCCATTAAGAGCAAGAAAAACGATGTATGTATCAACAAACCAACAATCTATCGCCCCCAGCGTTTCGAAAAAGGACGCGGTAAGCCGTTGGAATCCGCCGCTTATAGAATACGTCCAAGCATTGGTTGTCCCAGGTTGCAGTACAAGGAGGCAGGCGCCATTATCAGTCATGCGCACGAAACTGGATCCACTAATGCCGGTACCGATGCTGCTTAAGCTAGCTACTTGAGTAACAGGACTAATAGACACAGAATAAAGTGTAGGGCCGATAACAACATACTCCGTACCGTTCATTTCCCACATACCACGTACAGGATTACCAGAACCGTCATTGAATCCAGAAATGATTCGAATGCCGGCCATACGGCGAAGATAAGCGGGATCGGCCTGATTCTTAGAATCGGTTTGCGAATCTTGATCAGTTAATTCCGACATGCAGCCGACAAGCCGCTTGCTACTAGCGCGACTATCCAGTACGGCATAAGATCCAAGAGAAAGAGGTACGCCAGTCATGTATTACAGCCAGTTAGGACCGCCCCAAGGACCACCTTGCGGGCGCTGTAATTCGCCAAGATCCGATTCCGTATACAACAAAGAGCGCTTGTTTAAACGCGTAAATGCCGCCTTAATCTGATTAATCAAGGAAGTCGGATCATTCGGATCTGGAGACGGGGCTAAAGTAACGCCATAAGCCACGCATAGCCAAGCGCAGAGGCAAAGCTTTACATCTCCGATATCTTCATCACGCAAAGGAGCCGGATTAGGTAACGATGTTATGCTAGTAATAGGATACCAGCCAAGGTGCCAACCATCTCGCTGTTGAGTTAGCATATTATCGTTTAAAATCTCTAAGCCTTTGGCGCTTTGAGTAGCAGTTGGCTGCTTACCATCCGCCACTACACCGATGATGGTGAATGCAGCGGAAATGATTTGCTGAATGGTCTGAGTCAAACTGCTACTCCAAAATAGGGTGACCGTCTCTCCGGCCTGTCACGCTTTAACGTCCTGGCGCGTTCTCGGACGCCATACGCTGCGGGTGAGGGCGTAGCGCATGGATTACCCACTTACTGGACGCGAACCCAAGTACGGGCATTAACCGGAGTAGCCGAGCCCGGCGCGTAGCCGTTCAAGGTATACTTGTACTTGATAGTAGCGGTGGCGCTACCCGCGCCCGCGCTGGCGACCGGCGTAAGGCCAGTCACAGCGGCAAGCACGCCGTTGACAATAAAGTCACCGGTATTCGCATTGACAGTCAAAGATGTCAAAATCTGTGTAGACGTAATCTCAGCGAGTGCGCCGTCCACAGGATTCAGCGGCAGGTTCACCGTCAAAGCAGCCAGGGTACCAGTCGGGTTAACGAGTAGCTGGGAAGTCTGCATGTTGATGGTGGAACCAGTCACTAGAGTAGCGCCTGCATAGAAGTCGAACGGAATTCCGACTACATCGCCGTGCCCGTAACCAAGTTGAATGTTAGCCATTACGAATTTCTCCTTACGCCGTAGCCTGTTCAATCTGACGAACAGCCAGCTCGGGATAAGCGAGTACGGCGCCAACAATCGAATCCAAGCGGGCTGGCAACACGTCGTTGCTCGGATCCCACTGCTGTGCGAAGCGAATGTTGTAACCTTCGAAGCTTTCAGCTGCCGTCATCTTCACGAGTGGCGACAGATCGAGCATCGGCGGATTAGCAAACACAACCGCGTCGCGGTACCAACCAAGCGACTGCTTGATTAGCGCACCGGAGATAGCGCCTAACGCCGCGGCGCCAGACTGACCAAACACAAGGATAGCAGCACCGGAAGTCGGTACAGAATCCACATTTTGGTACGAACCACCAGTGATAATGCCCGGCGCGATCGGAATGGAGATAGCGCCCGCGGTATCCGAAATCGTGGACGTAACCACGAACTGTTTCTGACGACCAAGCGAAGCTTTAGTCTCCGGATCGACGTCATTCACGCCACTGATACTGATAACATCACCGGCGTTAAGAGTCGTCAAACCTGAGGCCCAACCGTTGGTGTTCAAAGTAAAGGTCGCAACGAACGCGTTACCCGCGCCAGGATTACTCTGACCACCGCCGTTAACCACCGGAACAGACGTAGTGCTGAAAGAACCGATAACGTGCGTCGGAAGCTTCGTATTACGGAAACAGACGTACCCAGCCGCCTTATCAGAAATAACGCCTTCCAACCACTCATCGGAAACAGTACTCTGCGGATTGAAGAGACCCTTGTTGTCGCGAACGAAATACCGAGAAGTCTGCGGAGTAGCCGTGAATGTACGCCGGTCATCTTCTGGAGCCAGGGCTTCAGTCAGATACTGTTCATTCTGCAGCAACTGGTCGTAGGTCGCCGTGGTGTTATAAGCGCCAGTGAACTTCGGTACGCTGTTAATAACCGCGGTAGTGAAGAATTCCATGCCCGCAGCCATACGTGCAAGAGCGGGTTCCAGAGTCTGTTCTTGGAAGTTATTCAGCAACATGGCACGTTCAACCGAGGTAAAGTTGATATCGACGCCAAGCTGCTGGTTCACAGTAAGCGTAGCGAAACGCTGGACGCTATTCTGCGCATTCATCTGCGGACCAGTACGCAAGAGATACTGGAACGGGAGACGAATGGAGAGCTGCTGACCAAGGATAACGCCGTTGATCGGTCCAGGCAGCAAGCTCTGATAATCCCGGTTCGTGCGACCGGTAAAGTTGCTCTTAGCATGTAGCAGCACAAGTGCCTTACGCGCTACCCACTGAGCAGTGATGAGTGAATTAGCCATTCGAGAATTGACCTTTTTCCGTTAACGACCTTGCGCCTGCCTATTGGCTTGGCGCTTGGCTTGTTTTTCCTCCCTGTGGCGGCGCGCGAATTCATCCATAGACATTTGTGGGTCTAGAATGTCTCGCGGCTGCGCACGGCCACCGGCTCGCGTTGGCGACGGCGGGGGAGGGGCTTGTGTGAGGGACTTCTGTTTGCCCGGTTGCGCACCGGGCACAGTCTTTCCATTTCCCTGAGCGTTGGGTTTGGAATTACCTTTGTTGGTGTTACCACCCGCATTGGTTGCAGCGGCCTCGGCGGCTTTGTCCGCTTTGATCTTCGCTACGACTTCGCCCACTACCAGTATTTGTTCGGCGGCGCTGAGTTTAGCGGTACTTACCGCTAAGTCAGGGTTTTTTCCGAAGTGGTAGAGGATTTCAGCCGTAAATGGAGACTTCGCGATAGTAATCGCCGCATCAGGGCCAAGCTGATTCTTAATGAGAGTTTGATTGTCAGCTACAGTCTTTTTCCAATCATCATGAGTTTCTGAGAATTTTGAAATCTTAGAATCAACAGCAGTCTTTAAAACTTCGCTCTCACTACTTCCTTTAAACTCAGCGATAGCGGTCTTGACACCCGATTTAACCTGGGCTTGAATCCACTTCTGAGTTTTTGCTCTGAGCTTGTCGGTATCGAAGTTGACATCTGCGTCGGACATGTCCGGCATAGGATCATTTTCTATACCCGCAACTGGTTTCGATTCAGCAGCCGGCACGGAAGTAACGGTGCCGCCACCCTTGATACGCGCAATTTCGGCTTGCGCCTCCCGCAACTCCTGAATCTTCAGTGTGCCAAACTCTTTGTACCCTTCAACTAGGTCGAGGAGTTCCTGTATGCGTTCCGCAGCAGATCCCTTCTTAGGTGCGCGTTGGTTGGGCGCATTGGTGCCTTCGCCCTCGCTATTCGTACCCTCGTCAGAATCTGAATCGCCGCTGGGATCGGCGGATGCGGTGGACGAGTCCGCGTTTTCGTCCGAAGTCCCATCGTCGCCAGTTACGGACTGGTCTTCCGAGTTACCTTCGTCGGTGCCTGATGGGTCGGCCTCGTCGTCGGTTGCAGGCTGTAACGCTGCCTGCGATGCGTTCTGAGCCGCCACCGCGGCTAGTTGTTCTGCTGTTGCGGCCTGAGCCGGCGTAGCTCCAGCAAACGGGTTCGCAGTCTTAGGAACCTCGGTCTGCGGCAACTTTTCGTACGCTTCCAAATCTTCGCGACTAAAACCCATGTTATGTCTCCAATTTACGCGGCATACGCTGCCGTGAGGCGAGTCTCACCAGACTGAACACTTACTTCGCGCTTTTGGTAGTCTTCGGCTTGGCGGCGGCAAGCGCTTTGGCCGCGGCTAACTGTTGCTGATGCTTCTCACCAGCGTGTTTCAAATCAAGTTCATGTCGTTCACGCGTTCGACGCATTTCGTGCTCGTGCGCTTCATTCTGACGACGTAAATCGGCTTCATGCTGCTGTTGAGCCTGATTCAGCCCCGCCACGTGCTGATTGGCCTGGGTCTGCATATCCAGAGCGTGTTGTTGCCCTGCTTGCTGGAGTTGCTGCTGGCCTTCGGCCTGACTCTGCTGTAATTGTTGTTGACCTTGTTGCTGCTCCTGTTGAGCCGCTGTAGCTTCTGCTTGCGCAGCCAACTGCGCATTTCCAAGATCAGAACCTATCTTCATGTTAGAAAGATGCTTATTAGCCGTTTCGTAGATCAGTCGTTCGCGTTCCAAAGGAGCTGCCTGAGCCCGAGACTGAGATATAGCGGCTTTGCCTTGAGTATCCTGTACCTTCGCCTGCAGAAGCGCCTGTTCGAGCTGCTGCATCTGACTCTGCGGTGGCGGCGGTACTCCGCGCTGTTGCTCTTCCTGTGTCGGTTTGATAATGCCCTGTTGGATGAGCGGAATTCTGAGGCGCCGAGCCATCTCTTGCGAATCAGGCGAATCAATGTTCTTGACCAACAGATCCGGGCAAAACTGAGCAACTTGAGGCATGGCTTCAGCTGCGTCAATGAGTGTAGACAGCATTTCTTGACGAGCAGTCTGGAAGCTAGGTCCGATAGTAACCGTTACATCGTAAGATCCAGCTCGCAGATCATTGATGATGCTGCCATTCGGATGCTGCTTATTCAACTCAACTTCTAATTCAACGCCATCCTGTCCTAAAATACGCTCAATACGTTCCGAATCGTACACAGTAGGAATCATGTCTATGAACATTTCCCAAGTAAGCTGTAAAGCGGCTTGGAAACCATCCACAAATTCATAGCTGCCAAGATCGGAGCGCTTCGTGTGCTGGACTAAGGCTTTGCCTGATACGCGGTTCATATCTTCCGCATTACCAAGAGCAGGATCGTAG